AGGTATTGCTGATTATCTGTAATTAAATTAGTTGTGATTTCCATTATTTTCCTTTTCTACTACAACTATATATAGACCATTCCACCAGTCTGTTTCAGACTCTAATGAATTGAGGACCTTCTTACTATACAATATTTTAAGCCCAGACTCAAGTATTCCTTTATGAGCTCCTTGAACCACTTCCGTCCAATTTGCGTCATCAAATATTAAAATTGCTTGATTTGCAAATGACGGATAATAATATTTTACGGCATTTTTTGTAGACTCAAAGTCATGTGGTCCATCATAAAAGAAAAGATCAATGTCTGAGATGTTTGTTAGATTAACTTTAAACATATCCGAATTAGATATGTATACTTTATTATCTCCTTTATACGGAGCAATGTTATCTCTAAATTCTTTTAGGCTATTTGTTTTTGGAGTTTCTAGGTCTTCTCTTACGGGCTGTGGGGCTTCCTGCCACATATCAACAAAGTACGCATCTAATCTATTACCACTTAATGCAGCAGCTGCTGTAGCGCCCTGGTAAGAGCCAATCTCAAGGTATCTAGAGGATCCCTTAGCTAAAGCATTTATAAGTGACTGAACTCTAGTTGCTGTTAATCCTGGAATATTAATTTTAATTGGATTGTTTACAGAATCAACCAGTTCTTTTGCAACCATAGCAACTTTTGTATTAATGTGTTTTCCATATTTAGCAGCCATTATTTTATCACAATAGCCACAATCCCAGCAATCAAACTTACAGTTTTTAATTTTATTGCGCCAAATTGCAATAGGCTTATCAATTAAATTGGTCTCTTCAATAAAATCATTAAAGCTATCAAATAAAATATCTTCGCCATTTGCATATCTTTTTATAATACCCATAGTCTCTTTTAAGCGAACGTGGGATTCCCGCCCGTGCATCTTAATAACATCAATCCCAAGATCATCAATGAACTCCTGCCAGTCTGCTCTCCATGGAGGAAAATTGGCTGTTTTTAAAGACACTGCAAAATCTTCATGGTCCCACTTTGGGCACGAGACTCTGCTTATAGGATCGTTAAAATATTGTGGGCCATCTGTTCTAGTATTGTTAAATTGATAATGCTCATCCATCATTATGCACCCGCCAAGGCAGCCCTCGTTGGCCAACAAAGACAGCTTGACGCCAAACTGTTGCTTGGCTTTCTTAAACCTTTTTAGCTTTTCGTGGTCTCTCATTAAATCACGGTCTAGGTTGATATAATCAAAACCTGCTTTGGCAAGGCTCTCAATATCTCTTGGCTCTGAAACATTTCTAAGTATTGTGTTTTTAACAAAAAGGTCTGGGAAAGCTTTTTTAATTTGTCCTGTAGCCATCCAATGAGTATGTGGTATTGTTGCAGACCTAATTCCAGATTCATAAACTGGTCTAAAAGATTCTATAAAGGTATCTAGATTTTGCTGGGAAGGTCTAATCTCTGTGTTGTTAAATACTGCAGAAGCTGTGATACCAGTTTCTGACTGAATGTGTAATGCTAAATTAATTAAATAATCATGATCTTCTTCTCCGCCTGCAAATACATCCCCCATAGCATCTTGTAAAAATGGAGCAACTCTACATGTAAAATAAAAGTCGTAAATAAAGTCCTTATGCTCTTTTAAAAAAGCAATAAATTCTTGAAGATCTTTTTCTTTTAATTTAGGGTTAAGCGGTACGCTAAACATTTTACCTACAAATCTATTTTGAAGTCTCCAGCAGTTTCATTCTTTTGTATGCCAAATCGGTTATGTAATAAGTCTACAGTATCTTCTATGGTTTGGCAAGAGTCTATCTCTGACATAATTGCTTTCTTTTTTTCAATCAATACGTGCTCAGATGTCCAATTTTCATCCCTAAATATTTTAGGAGTTGCCAAAGAAATAGATATTTTATTATAATAATATTTGCTCAACAAATAATGCATTGCTGCTTGGGAACAAAAAACAGCATTGGTCTCATCTTCTTTTGTAAAATGATACCTAAACTTATCTTTATACGGCTCAAGCACATCTGGGCCAAGCTGCTCATAGGGCAAAGTATCTGGCCTTACATTTACACTTCTCTTCACTTTGCCAGCAAACTTATATGCCATTGCTACTTTTTCTGGAATAACTAAACAATCAATCATTTTTATATACGGAAGTAATGATTCATCAAATCTACCAAAGTTTAGCCCTAGGTATCCGCCTACATTTTCTATATATCTTTGATGATCCCCTATACTTTCAATATCATAAATTATATAGATCACTCTATTTCTTGCCATTCTGAATTCTGAAAAGACTCTACAGTTTCTAAAGCTAATCTTTCTGAAACGCTTTTATGTGCAATTTCAAGTCTTTGGCTTGTAGTAATAGTTTTTTCCACAGCACACTCAATTGCTTTAATTTGATCTTCTGGGGCTAACTGTCCTATGGCTTCCATATTTCCAGTTCCTACGTGACCATAAAACAAAAGATCATTTGCTGCTTGTTGTCCTAAACGGTTAACCCAAAGCTCTGCTTCTAGACGTTCTTCTTCCTCATGATCTCCCATAATATCAATTATTCTTCTTCCATCTGGAAGTACGCCTTCTGGGGACTCATTAAACCTTGTAATTAAAAGCATAAATTTATCACGCTCTTCGTATGTCATAGTCAAAAGATTTTTGGCATTGTCTAAGGCTCTATACTTTTCTTTAATTTCTAAATCATGCAATTTATTTTGTGCCACAGATGAAGTCTGAGCTTTATACTCTTCAATTAATTCAATTTCAAGTTTAGTTTTTTCTATTGCATGCTCCATTTGAGAAACCATCTCTTCTCTTGTTTTTAACTCAAGCATGAATTGTCTAAGCTTTCCAAATGAAGAGTACTGAGCATTCCCAATAAAATTGTCCATTTTAAATACGGGTGTTCCCCAGTTTCTATTAACTGAGTATTTTAATATTTCTTTTTGTTCTGGTGTATAATTACTTACATCCGAATTGATATCGGTTATATAACGCATTTGTTTTTCCTATCTATGCTCTCCAGCCTGCAATACCAGAACTTCTTCCAGCCACGCCTTTAGGCTGCATTGCTGCGCCGCCTTCAAAGCCTGTGTCTGTAGTATAGTTTAGTCTGTAGGCTCTATTGTTTTGTGCTCCGTCGTAGCAACCCATCATGTATCCATGAGCTTGGCCCATGTCATAATTTTCTTCTCCACTGTTATTACATGGCTTTGTAATATTGCCAGTGTTTGTTTCTGTTGTAACATTCCATCTACGTAAAACGTAGCCGCCATTATATGAACCATCTCCACCTGCATAAACATGTGTAAGCTTTGAAGACTGTCCATGTTGCTGATCGTGAGCTCCAGCTGGTGTTGCTGCAGATTGTGTCTCTGTTGCAAATGTCATACGCATTGAGCTAGAGTTAGCATCTTCGTAAATCCAACCTTTTGTTTCTGTAAAGAAAGAAGAGTTTCCTCCACCTTGCCATCCAACATGAGAAAGGCCTACTGATGAAAGCCAAGACTCTGAGGCAAAATCAAATCTCATTAAAGTAGCAGATGCTCCATTAGCAACCATCCATGCTCTTGTTTTTTCTTGCTGACAAGCTTGTCCATTCTGTGCTGTAGAATAAGGCATAGAGTTTGCAGTAGATCCAACTTCTGAAACCATATTAATTTTACAAACAGCAGATGAGTTTGGAAGCCATGCTCCACTTGCTCTAGTAATATAAGAAAATGTTGATCCGCACATTCCGCCAGAATAAGCTCCGCCTGCGGGAAGAAGGTCTCCAAGGTTTGTTGATGTGTCTGTAGAATGCTGCATTCTATTTACGTTTCTCCAAGGAATTGCATCCTTGTATCCAGAAAGAAGATAACCAGTTGTAATAATTTCTCTAGTTAAAAATGTCTTTGATGTGGGACCAGATAAGAATCTATTTGGTGGAAATGGCATTTAAGACCTCAACAGGTCTGGTAATTTAATTGAAGGAATGTCTAGTGTTGGATATTCAATATTAAATGCATTTGGCTGATCAGTAATGTCTCTAAGAGCTTGTCTGAAATTTGAAATCTTTTCTTTATCCGCAAGTTCAAACTTGGAGTAGACGTCTGTGAGCATTAAATAATCTGTAGCCCTGAGCATATTGTCTCTATTATATCTAGCAGTATTCCATGCAGCATCTTCTACTTCCGCTTTTTCAGCATTTGTAAGATTTAAAACTTTATAAGATCCTGACACTGCACCAGCATTCCATTCACGAGTAAACAAAATCTTTTTTGTTGCCTTGTCGTACTCTGGAATTGTTTGGTCATCTTGCACAACATACCAGTTGTCAAATCCTTCTAGATGAGACTGCAAAATTGGTGAAGGAAAATGTGTTGATGGATAAAGCTCTCTTAAAGATTGCTCTCCAACTACCTGAACAATTTCTTCTTCTATAACCTGTGCGTACATCATCGTGAGTCCTTCATTGCTAGAGTTCCACGCCAGTTGGTTCCGTTATCGTAAGTAATAAATGTTATAACATCGATTCCACCTGAAGTTAAAGCTGGCGCTGTTGCAGCTGGATATTTAGCGTTTGTAAATGTTACTGTATAAGATCCTCCGCCGTTTAGCTGCAAAGAGAATCCTACAACTCCAGTGGACGGAGTATTTGTAATATTAAATGTTGTGTTTCCAGTTAGAGTTGCAGTAAAATCATTTGATACTGCTAAATTTAATGCAACCGTTCCAGAGACAGAACCAAGGTCTGTTCTTCCTGTCTTGTAACCAGAAATAGTTGCCCCTGTTGTAACAATATTTGCAAAGCTCATTGATTCATTAATAACATCGCTGTAAAGTGCCATTATACTAACCTCCATCCTCTTGTTGCATCAGCATAAACTAAATGTAGTCTAGCAGAGTTTGTATTAACTGTCATATTTTCAAGAGCTCCCATAATTCTTTCACCATTTCTTGCAATGGTAAAGTTTGTTGTTGCGGCAGTTCCTGCTGCATCTACAATTCTTACTGAATTGCCAATGCTTGGAGTTAGTGGAAGAGTAATTGTCATATTTGCTGCTGGAATTACCATGACTCTATCACTTACTGCTAATGTTTTTGCTCCAGATGTGTGAAGTGTCCAAGCGTTCCAGCCTCCAAGACCAGCTAAAGCTGATGCTGTAGCAATTGCTGATTGCTGTGAGTTAATTGAAGACTCAAGCGATGTCACTCTTGGTGTCAAATTATTATAAGCTGTATTTAGGGTATCATAAGAAGACTGTAAATTTGTTACCGCTGTTCCATTTGCTGTTCCATTTATAACAAGAATTGCTGCATCTCTTGCAGTATTTAAATTTGTTACAGCGGCTGCTGTTGCACCAACAATGTCTTCTACCCCAAGGGCGCTAGAAAGTGTTTGAAGAGCTTCTGCCAAAAGAAGGAGCGAGTTTGCATCTAGAGTGCCAGTTGCATACAAAGCGTCTACCTTTGTTTTAAATACATTTATCTGGTCAGATAATGTAGAGTAATTAGGCATTCACGCCCTCCTTTTTTAAGCCTGGGCCTCTGTCCAAGACAAGCGGCAAGTAATATTACCTGTTGTAGCACCAAGGTTTGTTGCTACGATTGTAAGAATATCTGGACCATTTGGATATCCTGGAGCGGTTTGATTACCATTTCCAGAAAGAATAGATGTTCCAAGATCTCTTACCTTTGAAAGGTCAAATGAAGTTACAGAAAGGTTATCTCCACCAGAGTTTTCTGTATAGAAGGCAAACACCTGGTCTCCGCCCGTGACTGTATTTGTAGGGTTTGCAATTGTAGTTCCTGGAACTCCTGAGCCTTCATGGTAAATTACCTGTGCGAGGGAGCCTCCTGGAATTCTTGTTGTTTCCCAATCGTTTGGTATTGAAACTCCAACCATTGAGGCTGGATTCAAAAAGCCTTGAATCAGGAACTGACCTGAAGACAAAATACCAATTGACGAAAGGTTCAGCTGCATATGGTTAACAATTTCACGAATTCCATAATTTCGTCCAAGACCATTGTCGACAGATGGAGCAATTCTAATTGATACCAGTGGACGAGGTGTTGAAGATGAACCGAAGGACTGTGAGGCTGTTGCAGAAGCAACTACTGTTTGTGCAAAAGTTGTGCTGTTTGAAATGTTATACATAATGGTGTTAGCTGCAACATTTGTAACGGCAAATGTTCCATTAAATGTTGAAGACTCTGTTGCTGTTCCAGACAATCCAGTAAAGCTTTGATTTTGAGGATATACTCTAGCAAAAGTAAATGTATTTGATGTAGGGGTAGTAAGAATTACACGGGTACCATTAAATATAGTATTAGATGCAGAAATTACGTTTGCAATCTGAACTGTTTGTCCAACCAAAAGGTTGTGTGCTCCAGCCGTTGTAATATTTGCAGTACTTAAATTTGTAATGCTTGCTGCTGTAATTGAAGCAACTGTATTTACACCAGAAATAGAAACATCGTATCCTGGCTGAATATTATGTGTTGTAGCTGTTGTAAGAGTTACTAGTCCACCTGTTGCTGAACGTGAAGCAATTTTAGCTGTGAATGTACCAGAGCCAGTAATCTGAATAAATCTCTGCATACCAGCGGTAAAGATGTATGCCTTATCATCATCAAATCTTCCGTCCATAATAACTGATGATCCCCAGTGTGAAATAACTGGAGCACATTCTTGTGAAATAGGCTGAACTGAAACTTGTGTCACTCCTGATCCACCAGGAATTGTTTGGTCTGGCGAAAAGATAACATTTGCTTGTGTTCCAGTAAGATATACCATTGATCCAGAATAATTAATAGCCATTGGTTGACGTCTTGCAATATTTACAAGGAAGCCTCGTGCAACTGCATTGTATGCGCCAATTGAAGAATATGAAACGATTTCTGAATTTAAATCATCTTTAATCATAAGGTATCCAGAAGCTGGCCAAAAATCAACATTATCTACATACATTGCAATTTCTGTTGACATTAAGTTGGCTCCACTAATTGCTGTTCCGCCTGCAACAAGACGAGCAAATTTTGTTGGCTCATTTACTGCCTCATAACGTGCTGGAAGGTTTCCAGAACGCATGTATGCCTCTGTATTAGTATTGTTATTAGGCATCTTATGGCAGTAGTAAATATTTCCATCTGCTGCTCTAAATCCAAATCTAATAAATCCTGCTCCATACCATGTATAGTCAATGTAAACCATCTGCATGCGAGCTGGATTAATAACATATCCTGAAGGACCTGTTCCATCCATCTTATCAATATTCCATTGTGATTGTGGAACCTTAATTGATTCCATCTTAAGATATCTTGCAGAACCTACTGTGGCAGCTTTATACGATGGAGATATATACATTTCTGTGTCGTTATTGATCTGTATAACCTTATAGTGTGCGCCTCTAATGGTTATTTGGTCTCCAACTGTAAGCTGTTTTCTAAATCTTGTATTTGTTCCCTGAACATAGTTTGAGAACTGTGTAAGGTTAACTCTTCCAAAGAGTTCTTTTTTTGTGTATCTGCGTACGCAATGGAACTCTGCGCCGTCATATTCAAAATAGAATCCGTTCTGGTCATCAAAAAGTCCGCAACGTGTAGCTGCACCCTTCCACTTAACAACTGTAATTTTAACATCTGTTCCGCCAGGGAATTGGTCTGTTGAAGGAAGAACTTGGTTAAGAAGCATTTCGTACTTAAATGAGTTTGTTCCTAAAATTTCTGTAACTTTGTAATCTGCATTCCATGGATTATATGTTCCAGTTACTGTTGCATTTTCTACTCTAATTGTTGCACCAGGCTGTAAACCGTGATCTTGACGAGTTGTTACTGTGACACGAGTAATTCCGACAGCGTTGCTGTCGCAAAAAATTGTATCTAAGTCATATGTTGGTGTCAATTTTGCTCCAGTTGAGAACTGGATTGATTTACCTGATTGATATCTAAAATAACGACGTGTTTGACGAATTGTTTGAACTCCACAAACATTGTTTGCTGTTGTTAAAATAACTCCGCCATCAAATGGTCTGTGGTCAACGTAACCTTCTGGTCTTGTAAACAATCCAACGTTAACTGTTGAAATTGGGTTTGAAACAATTGCTGCTGCATTAACTTGAAATTTAAACTGATTTGGTGTTGAAACATTTGTAATAAATTGAATTCCACCAATTGGGTTTGTTAAATCATTAATAAGAATTGGGGTTCCTGGAAGAAGACCGTGTGGTCTTGGGGTAGTTACTGTAATTGTTGAGTATGCTGCCTGATCTGAAATTGCAGACCAAGCTCCGAATCCTCCTATATTACCGCCAACAATGTGTGCATTGTCATATATTCCTCCGCCATAAACACCAGTCATATTTCCGTCTTTAATTGATTGAGCTGAAACTATACCTTTAGCTTGATATGAAAATGATGTTGAATCAATAATTGTAACTGGATATGTTCCATCTGCAGTTGCACCAGAAGACGTTTCCTGTACAGAGACTACATCTCCATTGGCAAGTCCGTGGTTTGATGCAGTTGTTACTGTAACTGTAGATCTTGGAGAAGCTCCATTTCCAGCAATCGAAATAATGTCATATGAGTTTCCTCCTGTTGTTCTTGAGAAAAATGTTGGGTAATTGCTGCATGTAACTAAAGCTTCCCATTTTGAAGGCTGTACGCCGTACTCAAAATCTGTATCCATCAAAGACTGGGGGGGGGCTACACGAAGTTTTTGAACTGCATCTAAAAGAGCTGGCTCAAAGGTTATTGTTTCTGCCATTTCGTCATAAACAATTGCAAGCTTGTCTGTGCTAAGCATAGAAGAGCAATTATATTCAAGAACAATAGTAGTTCCTGGTCTATTCGGACTTGTGTTATCTTGGGTTACAGATACGTAGCCTGTGTTTGGATCGGAGAAATTGTAGATGACAATGTTTTTTGTGACGTTTGTGATAAGCATAAGGCGTTCTGCCTTAATGACTCTAGGAACAGTAATCGTATTTGTGGTTGGATTAAATGTATAGTATGTCTCTTCAATTTGTCTTCTTGCCATGTTTTATTCTCCTAAAATAAGAAACTGCTTGCAGCGAATCTACTGTTTAACTGTGATTGCGTTAATGTTGAAGTATACTTTGGATAGTATATTCCAAGATTAAGTAGTGCGTCAACTTGCAAAGCATCTGTCTTTGCATAAATTTCATTAGCTACTACGTTACCTGAAGGACCAGTTGGGCCAGTGAGACCTGTATCACCCTTCAAACCTTGCGGGCCCTTTATGTTACCTTGTAGGGACCAAGCTCCAGAACCTGATGCATCATAAATGTACCAAGCTCCAGTTGATGTTGCTAAATATTGATCATTTCCTAAAAGTCCAGATGGTGCTGGGCTTAAAGAAGTTGGAGCATTAACTCCAGTAAAAATTTTACTTCCTCTTGTTCCTTCAACGCCTTGTGTTCCCTGGTTTCCCTGTTGTCCAGTTGCACCTCTAGGAATATTAAAGTTAAAAATTGCTGCAGATGCTGTACCAGAATTTGTTATGGTTGCATTTGTTCCAGCTAAAGTGGTATTTACTGTACCTACAGAAACTGTTGCTGACGTTCCAGTTGCACCAGTTGCACCAGTGGGCCCTTGAGGACCTGGTCTAGAACCTGCTACGACAACCCAAGAAGAGCCGTCCCATCTTTTTAGTGACATGTATTTACTCCTTTACAAAGTATACCAAAGTTTTTATAAAAAGCCCATCCATACAAGGGCTTGGCTGCTTTGTGACTGTATTCTTGTTTTAGCGTGTTCTGCTTGTGTAGGCTGCATGACCCACAAGCCATTTATTGAAATATATACCAATCCAGTAGTTGAATCTACTGCCAACATTCCTGGCTTTGAGCCAGCAACTGGAAATGCTGCATAATTTGCATAAGTTGTAAAAACTAAATTTGTATAATAAGACGGAGTATCTAAATCATTTACATCAACCCAAAGCTGAACATTATTTGGATTTGGACTAGTTGTACCAACTTCTAGTAATTGCCCATCTAAATCATCTGTATCAATCCAAAGCTCTCCTTCATATTGAGGAGTTGTTGGCTCATCTGCGGAATAAATTAATTCTCCAGGAGCTAAGCTGGGATCTACCCAAAATTCATATTCTGTTGGATCTGGTGCAGATAGACCAGTAAAGAATTGTCCGTATGGCATTCCAAGATCATCTACGTCAAACCAAATATCTCCTTCAAGTGCTGCTGCATTTGGTGGAGCAATCATTCCAAAGAATAGTGTTGCTGGAGTTGCTGTGCCGTCTGTAGAAATACTTGGAAGACCTCCGCCCCCGCCTGTGCCTCCTGAAACATCTTTCCAAACTAAACCATCAAATACTCTAAGTTTTTCTGCGGCAAGATTATAATAAATTTGTCCTTCTACTGGAGATGACGGAGCAATGTCCATTCCAATAACAACACCTTGACTAAATGTATTCTTTGCTGTCCAAACATTTGTTGTTGCAAGACTTAATGCTGATGCAGCATACTCCCACTTATTTCCAGCCTGATTCCATATCTTAAGCGCTAATACGTCTCCGCTTCTAAGTTCATCTGTATCCAGCCAAAATGCTCCATTTGCTGGATTTGTTGGCGCCGCATTAGACATTACGGCCTTTGAAGGCTCTGTAATAGCTTCTAGGATAAGCCTGTTGTTGTCGTCATCATACATTATGTTCATATTTTTATTATTAGCACTTTGGAAAAGCGGAACAATATAGTCTTGAACCTGTTCTTGTGTAAGCTGAGGATTTACAGTTAAAATAATTTATTGTTGTCATCGTCATACGTTGCCGTAACATTATTATGATTTGCATGATTAAATAGTAGGGCTGAAGCATCTTGGGCTGCTTCTAAAAAGTCTGTTATATTTGCAGAAGTGTGAGTGTGCCCAACTGGAGATTTTCCAGATAATGCACTTGTTACTGTTGTTGAAAAATTTCTATCTGATCCTAAAGCATCTGCAAGTTCTTTTAATGTATCCAGGGTTGCTGGGGCTGAATTTACAAGGCCTGCAACTTTTTGGTCTGTATATGTTCCCGCTGCAGAAAGAGCTTGATCTGCACGAGATTGTGCATCTGTAGCAATTGAAGTAGGAATTTGAGCTGCTTGCAATTTTCCATCTAGACCAAGAGTTGCTAGTCCTCCTGCTGAACCTTTTTCATCTTCATACAATGAAAGGGTAACATAATCTCCAAGGGAATCTTCTAAGTTTCCTAGGTTTACGCTTGTAAGGTCAACAAAGTTCTTAAGTGTTGTTAATCTATTTTCAATGGAGGCAACATCTGTTGAATTATTTATGCCCAGCTTTAATTCAAGTTGGTATACTGCATCATTAAGTCTTCTATGCTGTGCAGAGTGGGAAACTGCTTGTACCGAATCGGTTGCAAGTGGCTGAATAAATATGTCTAATTGACTGGGGTACAGGGTTTCCATATTACAATTATACCAACAATAGCATTAGGCTACATATCCTCTGGCTTTTGGCCAATCGCTACATTTGGAGGGTTTTTAGGTGGAGCCATCCAGGTTCTTGGCGCATCTTTATATACAAAATCAGCAAAGACCTTGTCGAGCTTTTCATAAATATCATTTTCTTCTAAGTCGGAAACGTCTTGAGCTTTTAAAGTTTCACAAAAATATTTATTGAATTCTATTGCCTCTTGCATGGACTCATGTTTCTTATAGTACTTAAACCCTAGGTCCCTCATTCTTCCAATTGGGTCGGTTTGAAAAACAGCAGTTTCATACCTTTGTGCCGCATTGATGATTGTATTGACTCTTAAGCAAATATTCCCAAGATCGACAACTTTTCTTATTTGCCATCTTGTCGTTTCAACCCTTATGTCGTGTGCCATTACCAAGAACCGTACTTTCTATTAAAATCTACTTCAAATCTATGGTCTTCCGAAAAAGTATAAAATGTGTTTAGAGTATACCTAGTTCCATTTTTTACTTCTTTAACTCCATGAGCATGATGAATGTCTCCTGGAAAAAATGCTAACATTCCTGCTTCGATTTTTATTTCACGACCAAATTGCGGGAATCGTATCTCTCCCTCTTCAAATTCGTCGTTTAAATAAAGTACACACCCAATGTCTCTCCAATTCCAAACATGCGGCTCTCTTGAAAAATTTTCATAATCAGAGTGAGGAGGTTGAGCTTGTCCGTGTGGCCAACGAATTAAATTAAAACAGTCTGGCCAAATGTCTTTTTCCAAATTCCAAGATTTTTTAATTTGGTTTCTGATTCTTCCTTCTATTTCCCAAAGTTTTTTGGCAATTTTAATATCATAGTCTGTTCCAAATCCAAGCTCTGGGGTTAATAGGTGGATTATGGACAGATGTCTATTTGTCCATTGGTTTTGTGGGTCAGCATAATTTCTTTTTTCCCAAAGATCTTTTTCTGTTAAATTTTTTTCATAATCTAAAAGCATGGATCTTTCTTCTTCGTTAATAAAATTATATATGACTACAATATCTTCTAGCGCCATTTATGCTCCTATTGGTATCCATTTAAAAGGGTATTGATTTTCAATCATAAACCTTGGGGCAATATTAAAGTATATACACTCTATTTCTTTTTCTTTATACTTTATTTCTTTTCCCGCCTCAAAAAGTAACATGTCCCCGTGTTTGAGTATTTTTTCTTTATTGTTTAAGTATACAACAACATCCTCATTTTGTAAAGAAATTATGCCATTAAAGCATGGTATCCCTATCCCGCCAAAATCGTAGACTGCTTGGCTATTTACAGACTCTTTAAAGTACTCTGAAGACATA